TTACCCGGTGTTATTATTCCAAACACACTACTAGGGGATTCTCTTCTAGAGGTACTTGAAGATGCTCCTCTTATGTTGTCTCCTAATAATCCTTGTTCGTAAATAGGTTTTGCATGATCTAAGTGTGCAGGCCTTAATACGTTTGTTCCCTTACCAGGATTTTCATTATCAAATTTATTCTTTTCACTTACTGGTAATTTATACCCTAGTTTAGAATAGTTAAAAGGAGAACCCGCCGCACCCGGCACCATATATGCACGGTCTTCAGGAAATAAACAACTTACTATAACTCCGTATTTTAAATTTCCTTGTCCAAATGCTACCACAACCTGTGTTCCTGCATCAGGCGGAACCATCCACATACCATATGATTTTCCAGACCCTCTGTAGTCATCTTTCATATTTACATTTTCATTTGCATAGTTTGTACCACCTGCAAATGGAGAGGTCCAGATACAATTAAATGTTGCCATTTCTTTATCATTGGAACCTTTAGGAGTTTTTCTTCTTTTATGTAGTGCTGGAATATATACTTTAAGTCTACCGTTCATATCTGGGTCTTGTGCAGATACAACTTCACCGAAATAAATTCCGTCTGTTGGAGTTTGGTCTCTTGTATATGTTTGTGCCATTTTACTTTACTCTGTTGGTGTTCCTGAGCGTTGTTCTTCTAGTGCTTTATATTTTTCTGCATTACTTTCGTTCCATGCCTTTTGTGCTTTATAATTTTCTATATCTTCAAGATTCTGTGTTCCAGTTTTTTTAATAGTTTCTATTTTAGAAAATTCATATAATTTGTTCTGTGCCATATTTAACTCTTGTGTAAACAATCCTCCGCTGAAATTGGATGTACATCTATACACCAGATAAACCCCACTTAGTGTGTAATTTATACTGCCATAATCAAATAAACCGGTATTATTATCTTCGTCCTCTATATCAAAATCTAGTTTTCTAGGTGCTTCCATTACAAAGAAAATGTCCTGTGTCTTTTTTGTAAAATCAGGCTGTCCGTCGCTTTCTTTATGAATGTCATAAAACACATCGTTACCTAACCAATAAGGGTCTCCCCTAACAGACAGATCCATCATTTGTAGAGACGCCGCATTTGTATATTGTCTCATTAAATGACTCATTGTTGTTGACCTAATGGAGTTTCTTTCTTCCGGTGCTGATTCAACAATATTAGATACTTCAACTGTTTCTAATTTGGGCTTAATTACATTTTGAAATTCCTCTCCAAGTTGCTCATTATCAAGGGATTTGTAAAATTCCGCCGCCATGTCATTTCCTTCTAGTCCCATAACTAATGCTGAGGCATATATGTAGGGTGAAACCACAGTTAAATCATTACTTAAATCTGCTATTAACTCTGTGGTTTCTGTTGGCACCGGGTCGTCACTGTTTGCTGTGGTTCTAGTATAACCAGATAATATTGCGTCTCCTATATCATCCATAGCCAAACCACTGGCAAATTCTTTTAGGTATTCTTGGTCTTCTATATTTGTTGTTCCCCTTACACTTCCAAATTCATTTACATAATTTTTTTCTTGCACTAATCTAGAAATGTCTTCTGAAGAGTATCCGGCAAATTCTGCAAATTTTTCAAATTCTACATCACTAAGTCCTTTTAGAGTCTCAAAAATACCACCTGCTTTTTTATCTTTATTAATGATATCGTTTACACCTTCACTGTCATTAGTGTTTTGTGCATTTTCTTCTTCTTTTAATGCAGATGCTGTGGCTACACCAGACTGTTGTGCATAGTCTCCAAATCCGAATGCTGGTATATTTAATGCATACGCCTCATCAAATGTTAAGGATAAATCTAATATTTGTGTGTTAAGTCCTGTATAACTATAGTAGTATTCTTTTTGTATGGACATTGAATCTAATAGTGTTGAAATTTCTTTTAATGATGGATTTTTAATTTTCTCATATTCTTCTTCAAATACAATCATATTTGGATTACTAGTATAAGATAATACTGGTCTTACATGGAAGTATTCATCGTAAGAACCTTTTTTCTCGTCCCAACTTTGATCTGAGAAATCTATATAGTGATCTGTATCTAACGTAAGCCATCTTGAGTATGCACTATCAACAGTTTTAACATCTTCCTTGCCATAACCACCAGGTTTAACTCTAATTGCTCTATTAACAAAATCTTCACTGAGAGATAAAACCAAGTATATACAGTCTTTGATATGAGTTTGAGGAGGAATTGTAATTGAAATTAGAGGGTCTGAATAAACGGCTTTACCATCTATAGTTTTTTCTACTTCTTCAGTAATTGTTATGTCGCCCCTAGCACCATTAACACTAATACTGTCGTTTATTTCTCTACTAACGTCATACTCAGTAATTTTTGGCCCCCTTCTGGAATCATCTTCAACTGACTGCTGTACTGTATTGGCTTGCCAATTCAACACTAATTCTCCATCAACTTCTTTTGTAATTGATCCTGATTTTGCAAATGTTTCTAATAAAGTAAAATCTTTTAATAATGCATCAGAAATTGTATCTGACGTCATTTTAACCGGATCGCCTTCTTTAACAGCATAATTTGATATAAATCCGTCTAAAAATAATTTAAACTCTTCGTCTGTCTTTTTGTCAATATCGTCGCTTAAATCTTCAAAATCTTTATTAAAGGCATATTCCAATCCATACCATTCCTCGGCTGGTGCTGTTGCATCACTACCAGAGTCAGTAACTTCATCTCCTGCAGACCCGGAATCAGGATCTTGTGCGTTATCAGGTTTGTTATCTTTAGAACTGCCTGGTTGTACCGGATGTAGCCCACCTAACAGTTCTGATATGTTTCTGCCCTTTATGGTGTGAGCTGTCCTTGTATATAATCTATCTCTACCGCCTGTTTTTTGTCTATATGCACTAACATTATAAGTGGCTCCTTCTGCACTTATTTCCATATCGTATGTTACACCGCCTAATTCAAAATACATTTCTGTAGGAACCTTGGATGCATCTCCTTCTGCATCTGAAGGAAATCCAAGAGGTATTCTTTCAGGCTTGCCATCTACTTCAGAATCGATTGGAACACCGTCATATGCGGATGCATCTGGATATCCAGCAAATTCCAATTGTAAAAATAATCCAGGTATAGTTGATATTGGTTTGTTGTATCCGCAATATCGCTTCGCTTCTGCTATTCTATCTAAAAGAGATATAGATCCGGGCTCTGTAAGTTTAAAGTCTATTTTTAATGGTATAACGTCAGAGTCTAGACCATTAAATGTTTGTATAGTAACGTCGTCTATTCCTATATCAGTAGTGCCAGTTTGTGCTATTATTACATAATCTTGAGGATTAGGTTTTCTAAGTGTTCTGTTTTTTACAAACGTGCTTTCATTAGGTGTATCTTCTCTTGCTTCGTCGGAGTCACCTGTATCTTTACCTGCACCGTCCCTTGATCCAGTCTGTTGTTGATATTCGGCTAATTTATTTCTTTTTAACATATACAAGGTAAAAACATACTGTGGAGTATTGTAGCCATCTAATATATTTCCTCGTACTTGATTTCTTAAGAATTTAGAGTACACATTTTTTTGATCATTTATTGTTTCATTATTTTGTTTGTCGTCCTTGTGATTGTCCAATTCTGCTAAGCCGGCCATTGCTCTGAAATGGTTTAAGTCGTCAAGTTCCTCTTGACTAAATTCATCAGTTGTTTGATTACTATATGCTTCTATTCGTCTTTCTATATCTTCAAAGGATGGGCCTGCTTCTCCGTAGAGACTGAAATCGTCAAAAAATTCTTTACCCCAATGTGATTTGATTCTATATTCACTGTTTGGCACGTCACTTTTATAAATGCCGTAATCTTTGTCACCTGCTTGATTTTCGTTTACTGAAGACATAAATTACCTCGAAAATATATCTTTAATAGAATCCGATGAAGGCAATTTAATTTTAGTTCCTGCTTTAAAGTCTCTGATTGGGTCTTTTAATTTATCTAAATTTCTCATAGAAAATACCCACCATAATCTGGATGATTCATATAATTTGTATGCAAGTAAATCTGGCCTTTGATCAAACTCTTGTGTGATTACAAAATCTTCATCGTAAATTGATGTGGGAATATTAGGGATAGTATTTACATCTAAAAACTTGTTTCCTATTAATTGGCTTGTTGTTATAAAGGACTGCTTGTTATATCTAGCCATTAAACAAATCCTCCTTTATATCCCTTTCCAGATCTTAAATTATCCAAGTCAAATTTCTTTCTTGTTTTCTTAGGTGTATAGTTAGGTGTTAAGTTTACCATAACGTTCATTCTTGTAGGCACATAAGTTGTTTCTGTTCCTTCACCACCGCCAACATTTGTAACAACTGGAACATAATCACAATCTTCAGGTAACTGTATAGAGTAGTCGTTAATAATAACTGGTACTTTGTTAAACCCGTGTTCTCCTAAATATTCAAATATCAATGTGGGAGGAGGTGTACCATAAGTTTGTTGGACAACCGACTTCTCACCAAAATAACTCTTTGTTGCTGTCTTTAAAAAATGCATCATTGCTAATAAGTAATGGCCATCAAACATATCATTAGCATAAAAATCTGCCTGTACAGGCAGTGAAGGAGGAGTACTATTCATATATGTATATATAGGATAGTTAGAACCATGCAGTTGTTGTGCGTTATAGTTTGCAACACCTGATAAAAATATCTGTGGTGTAACTTGCCAAACTAAACCACCTGTTGCTTTAAGTGGTGCTAGTAAAGAACTTTTAGAATCTCCGTCCTCGCCAGACATACCGTATACTTGATTCATCCCACCATTTTTAGGACGAAGTCTTGCTCGCCAATCAAAGTTTGAAATGTCACCGTTTGTTTCTGAGCCACTATCATTTATTTGTATTTGTCCAGAGGCTGATGTTGCCGCCGCCAGTTCTTGTGCCTTTTTAATTCTTTCTTCTACATGAACTTTACTGGTTCCGGTGTCGTAAGGACCAAACCCTTCTTTACCCATTAAATTCCAAAATATAGATTGTACCCTAGGATCTAACCCCGATACTTTTTCACTAATTTTGTTATTTAAAAAACTGTTTACACTCTTTTGAAAGAACGACATATTAATCTCCTGTGTATATATTTATCACATTCATTAAAACTATTGTTAATTAATAAAAGTGGCTAAATATACATTGACAATACGCAATAGTTGTGTATAATACTAACAATATAAATGAATTATAATTTTGAGGAGAGTTAATGGCACAGCCTAAAAAAGTAAATTATCTTAATAATAAAGATATCCTAAAAGAAATCCATAAAAGTAAAATGACATACTGCTATGTTACAGATGAAATGTATGCAAACTATGATGTTATTTTGCAAGATGTAGATAAAATTAATAGAAACAGTATTAAATTAGCAAGAGAAAATCGTGCTTCTTTAATGCAGTCGATTGGTTATCAGGCCGCAATGGCTGAACATGATCCTAAGGATTATAAAAATAAACCAAAACAGAAAGAGTTTGCAGTTGACCCAAAGAGCATTCCACAGGAAGAATTAGTATTCCGTGTAATGACCATGGAGCATATTCCAGATGAACCAGGAAGGAAAAGAATTCCTAAAAATGAAGCAGAAACTAAGGCAAAAGTAAACTTTCCTTCTTTTAAACATTATGCTTATGTAAATGGTGAAGTAACTGAAGTTGCAAGAAGTCACTGGCAGGGGAGTTTAAGCAATGGTCACTTTAGTGTTGACCATGGTAAGATCACTAACAAGTTAGGCACAATGTTTTTAAAACTAGTTGAAAGATACAGTCACAGAGCAAACTGGAGAGGTTATACTTATGTAGACGAAATGCGTGGACAAGCATTGGTTCAACTTAGCCAAATAGGCCTACAGTTCAATGAAGCAAAATCAGATAACCCGTTTGCATATTATACTGCCGCAGTAAATAACAGTTTTACTAGAATTTTAAATTTAGAAAAACGTAATCAAATGATTAGAGATGACATCCTTATAGAACAGGGACACCTTCCTAGTTATGGCAGACAGATTGCTCATGAAGAAGAAATGAGACAAATAAGAGAAGCGGCAGAGACATCTGCACAAAGTGATATAAACGATTAATTATGGCCCAACTGTTTAAGACAGCGGCCTGCTTTACGGATATACATTACGGATTAAAGCAAAACAGTCGCTTACATTTAGAAGACTGCCACAGGTATGTGGACTGGTTTATAGCAGAAGCAAAAGCCAGAAATGCAGAAACTTGTATATTTCTAGGTGACTGGAGTCACCATAGAGCAAGTATAAGTGTTGCAACAATGAATGCATCAATTAAAGATCTTAAAAAACTTAATGATGCATTTGAAACTGTTTACTTTATAACTGGTAATCACGATCTTTATTATAAAGATAAACGAGATATGAATAGTATAGAATATGCTCGTGACCTATCAAATTTTGTAATGGTTGACGATATGTTTGAGCAAGACGATGTTGCAATTATTCCATGGCTTGTTGGAGATGATTACAAAACAGTTTCCAAAATGAAATGCAAATATATGTTTGGACACTTTGAACTACCATATTTTAAAATGAATGCAATGGTAGAAATGCCTGATCACGGTGGCATTAATGATAAGATGTTAAGTGGACCTGAATATGTGTTTAGTGGACATTTCCATAAACGACAATACAAAAATAATATTCATTATATAGGAAATGCGTTTCCACACAATTACGCAGATGTTAGAGATGACGAACGTGGTGCTATGTTCTTAACATGGGGAGAAGAACCACAATATGTTAATTGGACAGAATGTCCAAAATACAGAGTATTTTCTTTAAAAGAATTATTAGATGATCATCAAAACTTGTTGGATGAATACACTTATGCTAGAGTAAAACTTGATATCAGCATCAGTTACGAAGAAGCAAACTTTATTAGAGAGAAGTTTGCTGAACAATATAATGTAAGAGAACTTCAACTTATTCCTGTAAAAGAAGAGGAAGAGTTTGAAGGAGGAGAAGTACTGTTTGAAAGTGTAAATCAAATTGTACTTGCACAATTAGACACAATAGAATCAAATACAATCGATAAAGAAACATTGGTTGATATTTATAACAGCATAGACACCGAATAATGTTAAAAATAAAAAACGTATCAGCAAAAAACTTTATGAGTGTTGGCAACAACACACAGGCAGTTAATTTTGATAACTGTCAACTTACACTTGTACTAGGTCACAACTTAGATATGGGTGGAGATGGTAGCAGAAATGGTACTGGTAAAACTACTATAATAAATGCATTAAGTTACGCATTATATGGAGACGCCTTAACAAACATTCGTAAAGACAATCTCATAAACAAAACAAACGGTAAAGGTATGATTGTTACTGTTGAGTTTGAAATAGAAGGACGTGCATATCGTATAGAAAGAGGAAGACGACCTAATGTGTTAAGACTACTTGTAAACGGAGAAGATGCATTTACAGAAGAACAACAAGGCGACAGTAGGGAAACACAAAAAGAGATAGAAAAAATCATTGGTTTCCCTCACAATATGTTCAAACATTTAATTGCATTGAACACATACACAGAACCTTTTCTTAGTATGAGGGCAAACGATCAAAGAGATATGATCGAACAACTTTTAGGTATTACTGAACTTAGTTTAAAAGCAGAAATACTTAAAGAAAGAATGAAGTTTACAAGAGAAGCAATTAAGGAAGAGGAAATTACTATTAATGCGATTAATACCAGCAATGAGCGTATAGAAAAGAATATACAAGAAATAGAAAGCAGAAGTAGAGCATGGGAAAAGAATAAGGAAGATAAAATTATATCTTTGGGAGAAGAAATAGTTGCCCTGGAAACTATTGATATTGACAAAGAGTTAGAAAATCATAAACTACTCAGTGACCTTAAAGAACAACGTACAAATTTACAAGTATTAACGTCAGAAGAAAAACGTATTGCAACCAGTTTAAAAAGAAGTACAGAGAAACTAGAAAATTTAAAATCATCTTTGGAGAGTGCAAAAGCAGGAATATGTCCAACATGTGAACAAGAAACTGCCCATTTAGATACACATGAACAGTACACTAAAGATCTTATAGATAATATCGACAAAGAGGAAATATACTTCTCAGAACTAGAAGAAAGAAATAACGAAATAAATGAAGGTCTAAGTGGTTTCGAAAATATAGAAGAAGACCCAGTTGTATTTTACAATACATTAGAAAAGGCGTTACAACATAAACATAATGTTGAAACTATGAAAACCCAATTAGAGGAAAAAGCCTTAGAAGAAAACCCATATACAGACCAAATAGATTCGTTACAAAAAACAGGAATACAAGAAGTTAATTTTGACAAAATGAACGAACTTACATTTTTGCAGGAACATCAAGACTTTTTACATAAACTTTTAACAAGCAAAGACAGTTTTATTCGTAAAAAAATTATAGATCAAAATATTGCATATCTAAATCATAGACTTGCATATTATTTAGATAAGTTAGGATTACCACACGATGTTAAATTTGCTAGTGATCTCGGTGTTGAGATTACTGAATATGGCAGAGATTTAGACTTTGATAATTTAAGTAGGGGAGAACGTAATAGACTTATACTAGGATTAAGTTGGGCATTCAGAGATATGTATGAAAGTTTAAATAGGCCAATGAATCTTATGTGTGTAGATGAACTTATTGATAGTGGAATGGACAGTATGGGTGTTGAGAATGCTCTAGGAATACTTAAGAAAATGTATCGTGAGCAAGGTAAAAATATTATGCTTATTTCACACAAAGAAGAACTAGTAGGACGTGTTAATAATGTATTAACTGTTGTGAAAGAAGGCGGTTTTACAGCATATAATACCGACACAGAATATGTTAATTGATGTTAATTTAGGTCATAATAAAGAAGTCACACTAACTTATGAACTGTACGACAATGCAGTTACACGTCTGTTTTATGATCGTATTAGCAATCAACCAAACGAAGTAGTAAGCAGAAACGAATTTTATAACTTCGGTGAATCTCAACAAGATATTACACAAAAACTAAATGGTATAATAGATGATTTAAGACATTTAGTGCCTGATCTTATAGGCGATGATAATGTAGAAAATTTAAATCAGTTGCACATAAATTTTCCTGATAACGAAAAGAAATATGCAAATAATCCAAAAGTTTTTGCATTGTTAAGAGACTTTAACAATAGAATACATCATTTAGAAAGATTACAAAAACAAACTAACAATACCAGTATGCTATTTACTGTGGATAATGATCCAGGTATAGACTTACCAGAAGAAGCATACAGTATGTTTACTCCCAACAAACAGTTTGGAGAAATGTATATGAACTATCCTCACGTTGGTAAGCATTTTATGGAATTGTTTTACGACCAAGACACAGACATTCCACAAGAACAAATAATCCTCACACATAAAATGGCCAGTGGTTTATACTGCTGGTTTGGTAATGACATGCAAGTGAGTAACCGTATGCAAATGAGTATGTTTAAATTCTTTTGTAGCATACAAAATAAAATACCATATGAGTGGGGCGATCCTAAACTTGCTATAGGATATTTGCCGCTTGGTAAAGTCACGCATGAGATAGATTTAAATGCGGTAAGCCAAAACAGATATCTACATAGTTGGACATGTAGGTAAGTATTATTTAGAACATAAAAACGGTTGACATATTGTGCTTTTGTGCTATACTAATAGCATATTAAATAAAACTAAGGGAGTTAATATGTCATTAAATGAAATAAAACAAGAAGTTCTTAGAGGTAATTTTACTACATCTGAGTTGCAATCACTTATCAGTTATACAAGAACTGTAATGGAAACACAAACTAAAGCCACAATAAATGTTGGTGACAATGTTTATGTTGTGCAGAAAACAAAAAGAACGCCTGGTGTTATTAAGAAAGTAAACATCAAACGTTGTGTTGTTGATATGCTGGGTAGCAGTTACAATGTACCACTTTCAATGATAGAGGTTGCTTAATGACTTCTACTGTATTATTCATAGCATTATTTGTTTGGATCATATCTTACATGAGATTACCTAAGTGGACTTTCCCTCAGGTAAATGTTGTGCAAAGAAGTAATTTTGCAACACTTAATGCTATAGGTGTTCTAATGGTTTACTTGATTTTTCTTTTATCCCAATGATAGAGATATTACAAGAAATAACTGATTGGGGTAAATATCCTGTTGCAAATGGCGTGTATCATATTAATAGTGCAGGCCATTTAGTGCAACATAACGATACTGTTTTTAAGACTCCAATTAAACAATTTTCAAAGTCCAGAAGGAAGTTTACTAAGATAGGTGAACGCCCTGAAAAATTTGAGGAAGATGTGGTTGTTATAAAAAGTTCTAGCGGTAAAACTTATACTATTACTGATAATAAATGTAGTTGTCCAGGATATACTTTTAGAGGCAACTGCAAACATATTAAAGAACACTTACAAACAGTTTAGGTCCTACGGACCTTTTCAAACTACATTCAATCGTTTCGTTTCACTCAACTCTTTCATTTGTTTGAAAGTTTTTTTAAAGACCGTTATCATGTATGCTGGAGCCATAACTCACCTATACAAGGTGAGAAAGGTGTCATCATGTGATGCCATCGCCTTCTTAACTTCGGGTGCTATTAGGAACCGGTGAGCCTTCTGTCCCCATACACTACCGTCACGAATCTCACGGAAGCCATGTAACCTTAGTAAGTTTAGTTACATAACTTGTAGGTTGCTTTTTCTCATTGCCTACATCCTTTTAATACTGTTTAACGTGTGTTTGTATCTTTGCCGCTATACATCTCTAGAGTCCCGCACCAGGATTACTGGATTGTCAAAGAGTCCGATTTAATATGCCTCGGTAGAGCCGGTGTATAGTCCTATGTGTGCCTTGTTTGACTTAACGTCTGTGATGTGCCATGATGTGTTCTTATCAGCAAATAGTTATCAACTTCTTAATGCTTCCTTAAGGATTTCTGAACCGCCTACTCTTACATTGATTATTCCGTTATAATAATCGTCAGTAAGTAATACCTTTCTTTCAAATTGTTCTTGTGCTTCTAAATAACTTGCGACACCTCTACTAGGACAAAGGTGTAATATTTCTCTTGTAAAAGAGTCTTCTCCTAATTCTATCACATCTGCCTTTAAATGATCGTTACTCCCCCAATATGTTTTCCAGTCGCTTTCTTTTGTGCCACGGCGTTTATTTTTTCTGCCCTTTAATGGTGGTTTAGTTGTTTTAAATTTTGCTAACTTTTTACCAACATACTTTCTGTTGTTTGTTAGGTTAGTAATAATATATACGAAGGCTTCGCATTCCTCTGGAAGTTCTGTAATTTCTTTGTTATTATATAACCAAGACATTAGAGTTCATCTGTTACAGTTTTACCTGCTTTTTGTTTAAGCATATTTTCTAGTGTTTTACTTAATAAGGTTCTTTGAGGAGTTGACATATACCAAACATCGTTCCATGCAATTGAGCCTCCGCTATAAATCACAAGTTCACAAATATTTTTTTCTAGGGCGTCTGTTTCTTTTTTCAGCCTCCCAAGATATGCCACAATCTCTTCTGGCTCTGATTGAGCTAGGAAGCGGTGAAAAAATTTACAGGATTAAAGTTTACCTCAGATTCAAATATGTATGGTTCTTCTGGTGAGCCTCCACATTCTTCTTTCTCACACCCTACTTCCATTCTTTTATTAATACCAACATTAGAAATTTCTTCTATAAATGTTTGTATTTCACTTCCAACTGCTCTATCACAGTTTTCTAAAAATTCTTTAATTTGTTTTTTATCTGAAACAACTATAGTATCTTTACCTTCTTTAATTGTTATATCTTTAACACTATCAACCATGAGCTCAAAGTTTAAACTTGCTAATTCCACAAAGTTATCGTTAAAGGCACGAATTCTATCTACCTCGTCTGGAATGTCTGCAATTGACTGTAAACTTCTAGAAGTTCTAAAATTAGCAATACCTGCCTTTACAGCAGATTTATAACTAAAAGGTTGTACACTAATCAATAATCCTGATTCAGTTGTGAACTGATAAGTTTCTTTTAAATTAGTCATTGTGGTTAAAACACCCTCAACACTCAATACAGTTGTAATCTGTTCTTCACATTTATCACATACTGCTTGGACCTCAATATCATCTCCAAAGGTTGCACCTTGTATTGCAACCAATAGAGCATCTACATCGTTGCTAAAGAGTGCCATTGCATTTTTAATGCTTGGAACACAACTTTCTATCACTTGTATCACAGCATCACCATTTAAAAGTGCGTCTGGATTTTTCATAATCAATTCGTCTTTTGCTGTCATTGGAAGGACTGCATGTTCTTCAACAGATGTATCTAAAACATCATCTGAATAATAATCTCCGCCACTTGGTAATCCTGTATATAATTTTGGCGTTCTAAAGTGTCCTGCTAACGGATTACTTGTTTGATTTGCCATAGTTAAAACTCCTGTTAATTACTCTGATAAATATACTAGAGTAGTATTGTACTACAAGTATTTATCACAGTTAAATACGCATATAATATAAGTTGGTAATTTATGGTAGACAAAGCATCAGGACAGGACTTTACAGCATCGATTAATTCTCTAGATGGATCAGGGGGTTCGTATTCTGCCAATTTGCCTCCCTATGTGTTAGATAAAACAGTTAGAGATGTCATGGAGGGTCTTGTAACAGCGATATCTGATTCTGATA